GTGTTCTCCCTCTCCCCGGCGTCTAAGTAGGATTTGACTCACGCGCACGCGCGCACACACGCGAAAATCCGCCGCGCGGTATCCTGACACCGGCGGCTAAACGTTTATCTGAGGAGTAATCATGGCCATTGCAACAGCCACACAGCGCGAGAATCTGGCGGTAGCGTACGGTAACGCTGCCACGCATGCGGCGCTCTACACCACTGCGCCGGGCGGATCCGCGGGCACTGAGCCGTCCGGCGGTTCACCTGCCTATGCGCGCAAGGTGCTGACCTGGGCGCCCGGCACCGTTGACGGCACCGTGACTGCTACGGCCGTTTTCGACGTGCCGGCGGGCGCTACGATCGTGGGCGCCGGCGTGCACACCGCGCTGACCGGCGGCACCTACCTGGACGGCGGCACCGTGACGTCGCAGGCGTTCGGCACGCAGGGCACTTACACGCTGACGCTGACCTACAACCAGTCCTAACCGTCGCTTACCACTAGGAGGCCACGGTGGCAACCGCTGTTCTAACTGTTGTCACCGGCACCGCCGGATGGTACGCGGAGGAGGAGCTGGCGCGCTCCGGAGCGGGCACCCTAAGCCTGTCCGGACGCGCCGCAGCTGCCGGCACCTTGACACGTTCGGGTGCCGGCAGTCTCACACTTTCGGGAAAACCTGCCGGTGCCGGCGCTTTGTCACGCACCGGCGCGGGTACGACGTCGTGGACCCGCGGGAAAATCACGGTCAAGGGCAGCCGCACCCTGTCCGGCGCGGGCACCCTGTCGCGCAGCGGCAAGCCGGCCATGGGCGGCCAGCTGGACGGCGACGGGGCCGGCCAGCTGGCGGCGACGGGGGCGCTGGCGGCCGCGGCCACATGGTCCGGCGACGGGGCCGGCACGCTCGAGCTGGAGGCAACGACGGCGCGGGCCGCGGCGCTGGGTCTGTCCGGATCCGGCCAGCTGGGGGCGACGGGTAGGGCTGCCACGGGCGGCCAGCTGGCACGCACCGGCGCGGGCACCCTGTCGCTGGGCAGCGTCGCCGCGTCCGCGGGCAGCATGCAGCGCGACGGGGCGGGCACGCTCGAGCTGGGCGGGCAGGCTGCGGCCGGCGGCGCACTGACGCGCAGCGGATCCGGCGACCTGGTGGAGTCCGGCAGGCCGGCGCTGCTGTCCGAGACGGCGCGTAACCTGGTGCGGGACCCTGAGCCGCGCTTTGAGTCGCTGCACGCGTTCCACGTGAACGTGCCCGGCGGCATTGTGGACGGGGCGCTGCGCGGCGTGCGGTCCGCGTCGGGCGCCGTGGCGATCTACGGCAACCGTAACGCTCGATCCGCCGTTGCGCCCGGGCAGGTGCTAACGGTTATGGCGGAGCTGCGGGCGAGCACCGCAAAAGAGTACTTCCTACGCATCGCGTACAACGGCGCTACGGCGCTGTTTGACCGGGTGGCGGTGCAGCTGCCCGCGGACGAATGGGTGCAGGTTCGTTTCACAACGACTGTGCCGGCCGGCGCCGCGTCCGCCAGCATTGACTTCCTTGACGCGGTGAGCGCGCCCGTGGGCACGGTCATGGAACTGCGCCGGATGGGCCTGTTTGAGGGCGATTACGCGGGCGCATACTTTGACGGCACCACGCCGGGCGCCACATGGACGGGCACGGCCGGCAATAGCGCCAGTTGGCTGGGCATGCAGCTGGCCGGCGCGGGCATGCTGGAGCTGGAGGGTACGGGCCGCGAGGTGGCGGCCGGCAGCCTGGCACGCACCGGCGCCGGTACCCTGTCACTGACTGGCAAGGTGGCAGCGGCTGCCACTTTGCCCGCTCAGGGCGCCGGCACGCTGGCACTGTCCGGCGTTTCACGTGAAACGGCCGCCGGCGCGCTCGAGCTGGGCGGGGCCGGCAGCCTGCTGGAGGCCGGCAAGCCTGCCGCCGCCGGCAGCCGCACCCTGTCCGGCACGGGCACCCTGGCACGGGCCGGCAAGCCGGCTATGGGCGGCCAGCTGGCGGACTCCGGCGCGGGCAGCCTGGCGCTGACGCCGGCCGGCATCACGAACGACGGCGCCGGCAGCGTGGAGGCCGGCGGATCCGGCACCCTGCAGCTGGCGGGAGCGCCCGGCGCGGGCGGCCTGCTGGGCCGTACAGGCTTTAGCGAGCTGTCCGGCGCCGGATACCCTGCCGTGGCCGCGTTCGTGGCGGAGGCGGGCAGCGGCGGCCTGTCGCTGGGCACTGCGGGCAGCACACAGTCCGGCGGTGCACAGCTGACACGCGCCGCGGTGGGCACCTTGTCCGTGTCGGGCGCCGGCACTCAATCGTTCAGCGGGACGCTCGAGCTGGGCGGCACCGGCACCCTGGCGAGGTCCGGCCGGCTGGGCAACCTGGAGGCCGGCCTGCAGCTGGCGGGTGCCGGTGCGCTCACCCGGACCGGACGGCCGGCAATGGTGGGCGCGGCCGCGGTCCGCAACTTGGTGCCGGACCCGCTGCCGGAGTCGCTGGCCGCACATGGTTTTCACCCGTCGCTAGACGGCGAGCTGCTGGACGGAGCCCTGCACGGCGTCCGCAACAATTCCGGCGCGGTGGCGATCTACGGCAGCCGAAACGATCTAATACCCGTGCAGCCGGGCCGCACGTACACGGCCGTGGCGGAGCTGCGCGCGTCCGCAGCAGGGACGTATTACCTGCGGGTGGCGTACAACGGCGGCACTGCCGTATGGGACCGCGTGGAGGTGGAGCTGCCCGCGGACCAGTGGGTGCAGGCACGGATAACCACCACGGTGCCGGACGCAACGTGGCGCGCCGGCATTGATTTTCTGGACGTGGCCAGCCGGCCGGCGGGCGAAACAATGGACATGCGCCGCATGCTGCTGGTAGAGGGCGCGTACGACGGTCCGTGGTTCGCCGGCCTAACCGGGCCGCAGCTGGCCGGCGCCGGGACGACGTCGTGGACCGGGCAGCCCGGCGGCGGCGAGGAGTTGCAGCTGGCGGCCGCGGGCACGCTCGAGCTGGGCGCCGTAGCCGGCGCTTCACGTGAAACGGAATGGACCGGGGCCGGCACGCTGACCGCCGCAGGCGACACGTTCACCGCCGTATCCGCCGCGACGCTGGCAGGATCCGGCGCGCTCGAGCTGGCCGGACACGTTGCCGCCGGATCCGCCACGATACTGACCGGATCCGGCGCGCTCGAGCTGGGCGCCACGCCGGCAGCGGCCGGCACCCTGACACGGACCGGCGCCGGCACCCTGACGCGGACCGGCAAGCCGGCCGCAAAGGGCGCACGCACCCTGCCCGCCGCCGGCACCCTGCAGCTGTCCGCGGCTGGCAGCACGCAGACGGGCGGGGCGGCGTTGAATCTGGCCGGCGCCGGCGTGCTGCTGCTGGCCGGCGGCGGCGAACAGCTGGGCGCCGGATTCCTGGGGCTGGCAGGGGCCGGCACCCTGAGCCTGGCCGGCACGTCGTCGCGGGCCGGCACCCTGTCGCGTACCGGATCCGGCACTCTGACAAGGGCCGGCAAGGCTGCGGCCGCCGGTAAACTGGACGTCGCCGGCGCCGGCATGCTTGCCGCGGACGGCGTGCCGGCGGCGGACCAAACGCTGCAGCTGGGCGGCGTGGGTACGCTGACCGGGCACGGCGCCGGCGAACAGTCCGCGGCCGGCGTGCTGAGCCTGTCCGGATTCGGGGCGCTGGCACGCGCCGGCAGCCCGGGCTATGCCGGCCAGCTGGTGCGCGGCGGGGCCGGCGCCGTGGAACTGTCCGGCGTTTCACGTGAAACGGCGCAGCGCACGCTGGCCTTGACGGGCGCCGGCGTGCTGGACCTGGCGGCCGCCGCCGGCGCACTGGCCGCGATCGAGCTGGGCGGATCCGGCACCCTGCAGCTGGCAGGCGCGGCGCTCGAGCTGGCGGCCGGCACGCTGGAGCTGGCAGGGGAGGGCCGGCTGGGACTGTACCAAGGGCTGCCGGGCGACGTCGTGGTTACCGGGCGGATCCTCCCGCGGCCGTGGGCCGGGCAGCTCGAGGGCCGCCGCGGTGCCGGCCGGATCCTGCCGCGGACCGCCGCCGCTAGGGTTGAACGTAGAATCTGGACAGGTGCGCAAGGCGCGCAGGCATGGAAAGGCTGGGTAGTCGAATGAACATTTACCCGCGGGAAACAAGCGAGTTTATGGCCGTGCACGTGGAACGTGACGGCGTGGCCGTCACGGACGACACGGTGAGTTTTAGCGTGGTCAAGGGCGAGGGCACGCGGCCCGGGCCGTTTGAGCCGGCGGAGCTGCTGGACGGCAAGGTGGGCGTGCAGGTGTACGGGCTGCAGCCCGGCGTGTACCGGGTATGGGCGCGCGTGGACACGGCGGCGGAGCAGCCCGTGATCGACTGCGGCCTGTTCCGGGTGGAGTAGCTATGGCACTGCCAGACGGCAACGGCGTAGGCATGGGCCTGGAGGAGGCCGTGGAGGCCAGCCTGGAGGACCTGCAGGCGTACCTGGAGCCGGCGGACCTGTCGCTGGTGACGAGTATTCGCATGGCCGCGCGTCTCATTGACCAGCTGGCCGACGATGAGCAGCCGGCTAAAGCAATGTCGTACATGTACCTGGTGCGCGACGGCATGGAGAAACTGGGCGGCAGCGTGGCCGCACGCAAGGCGCTGGGCCAGCGGCCGGAGCACAAAGCGAATCCGCTGGCAGGGGTGAGGGGACAACGTGGCAGAACAACGGGCAAGGGCAGCGCGCAAGACAGGCGCGGCCTCAAAGTCGCCGGCGAGTAAGCCGGGCGCCCGCGGCCCACGCAATCGGGGGCAGTCGCGGATCCTGCGCGGCGTGGAGGCGCCAACCATTTTCACGCCGCCCAAGCGGAAGCTGACGTGCAAGACTACGCACGGTTTTGAGTGCATCGACTTCGCCCGCGACGTGCTGGGGATCGAGTTGCACCCTTGGCAGAAGTGGGTACTCAAGCATGCGCTGGAGCTGAATCCGGACGGCACGTACAGGTTCCGCACCGTGGTGCTGCTGGTGGGCCGGCAGAACGGCAAGAGCACCCTGCTGCAGGTGTGGGCGCTGTGGCGCATGTACGTGGACGGCGCGCCGCTGACGATCGGCACCGCGCAGAATCTGGACATTGCGGAGGAGCAGTGGCAGTCCGCGGTGGACCTGGCGGAGGGTAACGAGTACCTGGCCGCGGAGATTGAGGCCGTCAAGAAAACGAACGGCAAGTATTCGCTGGAGCTGTCCGCCAGCGAGGAGCTGCCGCAGCGGCGGTATAAGGTGGCCGCGGCGACGCGCAAGGGTGGCCGTGGCCTGTCCGGCGACCTGGTGATTATGGACGAGCTGCGCGAGCACAGCAATTATGAGAGCTGGAGCGCGGTTACTAAAACGACGATGAGCCGGACCCGGGCGCAGGTGCTGTGCGCCAGCAATGCCGGCGACGCCAGCAGCGTAGTGCTGCGGGACCTGCGCACGAAAGCCATTGACGCTATCAACTCCGGCGACACGTCAGAGGAGCGGCTGGGGCTGTTCGAGTACAGCGCAATGCGGTGGAACCCTACCGGCGGCAACGACCGCAGCGGCGAGTGGGAGAACCTGCCGACGTCGGACCGGCAGGGCTGGGCCATGGCGAATCCGTCACTGAACTGGGGTGTGGGAGAAACGGCACTCACGGACGGGGCGCTGGAGGCCGCGTACCGCACGGACCCGGACCCGGTGTATAGGACCGAATGCCTGTGCCAGTGGGTGAACACCACGCAGGGCGGAGCCTTTGAGGACGGCGTGTGGGAGGGCCTGCGCGACGCGGACAGCCGCATTATCGGCGGCTACTGGTATGGCATCGACGTGGCGTGGGACCGCAGCAGCGCGACGATTGTTGCGGCCGGCCGGCGGGAGGACCTGCTGCTGCACGGCGAGGTGGTGGCGCCGGCGCTGACCCTGGACCGCGCCCTGGAGTGGTTCACCCTGCCGGACGCTGCCGGCAACTTTGTGCAGCGCGTGGACGATCCGCAGCTGCAGGGCATCGTGCTGCAGGAGAACGGCGCGCCCGTGTCGTCCCTGGTGGATGATCTGCGCAAGCTGCGCCGGTGGAAGGGCACGCCGCAGGAGGAGCCGGTACGCGTGCTGGGCTGGGCCGGCGGCGAGCTGGGCCGCGGCACTGCACAGTTTTACGACGCGGTGCGGCACGGCCAGCTGCGGCACCTGGGGCAGCCTATTCTGGACGTGGCCGTGTCAATGGCGCTGACGCGGCCCATTGCTGATTACTGGATCTGGGACCGCAAGAAATCGCTGGTAGACATTGCGCCGCTGGTGGCCATGACGGCCGCCGTGTGGGCGCTGCAGCAGCCGGAGGAGGAGCGGCAGGAGTCCGCTTACTCGAATCCTGATCTAATGTTCGTATAAACGATTGACCACGGAGGGGCGACATTGTGGGCCTGCTAGACAATATCCGCAGTTTACTGGGCGGCGCGGACCGCAATGGGTACGTGCAGTTTGTGGACTCGCGCGGGCTGTTCGAGGACTACGTTATGGGCCTGTCGCCGGAGGACATGTTTAGGACGCAGCCCAACCTGCGCACCCTGGTGTCGTTCCTTGCCCGGAATATCGCGCAGCTGGGCGTGCACACGTTCGAGCGCGTCTCTGATACGGACCGCGTGCGCAATCGTACGGACCCGCTGGCGCTGCTGCTGAAGTCTCCCAACGACGACATGACGACGTACGACCTGCTGTACCGCTGGGTGGCTGACCGGGCGCTTTACGATGAGGCGCTGTGGGTCATTGAGCCGAACCTGGACAGGGACAGCGGGTGGGAGCTGCGGCCGATACCTCCCAAGTGGATTACCCGCTTCGGCGGCGGCGACCACTTCGGCCCGGCGTGGGTGGAGATTACGCCGCCCGGTGCGACCAGCGCGACACGCGTGCCGCGGAAAAACTACATGTACTTTCATGGGTGGGACCCTGCCAACCTGTCCAGTGGCAGCACTCCGGTGGCCGCGCTCAAGTCGATCCTGCAGGAGCAGATTCACGCGATCAGCTACCGCGATCAGATTTGGCGCCGCGCCGGCCGCGTGGGCGTAACCGTGTCGCGGCCGAAAGAGGCGCCGGGGTGGACGCCGGAGCAAAAGAAAGCGTTCAAGGAAGTACTGGACAGCAAAATGTCCGGCAAGGACGGCGGCGACGCCGGCGGCTCAATCATCCTTGAGGACGGTATGACGCTCAAGCGCGAGACTTTCAGCGCGCATGAGGAGCAGTTTGTGGAGCATGCCAAGCTGGCGCTGGCAACCGTGTGTCAGGTCTACCATGTCAACCCGACAATGATTGGCCAGAACGACGCGGCCAACTTTAGCAACGTGCGTGAGTTCCGCCGGATGCTGTACGGGGAAACGCTGGGACCGATTATCAACGAGCTGACCAGTGCCATAAACCGTTTTCTGGTGCCAATGGTGGCGCTCAAGGACGGGCTGTACGTGGAACTGAATGTGCAGGAAAAACTCAAGGGCAGCTTTGAGGAGCAGGCCGCGGTCATGTCCACCATGGTTGGCCGGCCTATCATGTCGCTGAATGAGGGCCGGGCGCTGTACAACCTGCCGGCCATGGACAACGGCGACGACGTTGTGGTGCCGCTGAACGTGCTTATTGGCGGGCAATCGTCGCCGCAGGATGGTACGACGTCGGGCGGCGGCGGCCAGCTCGAGGACCTGGGCGAGCAGCCGGCGAAAGCCACGAACGGCGCCGGCTGGACTGCCGACGAAATCGCCAAGCTGGTAAGCGCGGCGTCCGGCCTGATCCGTTCCGGTTTCGCTCCGGCGGCCGCGCTCGAGGCTGTCGGGCTGGATCCGATAGAGCACCTTGGACTGCTGCCGGTGACCGTGCAAAAGCCGGTGGAGCCGGGCACGGAGGGCGAGGTGGACGAGTCCGTGCAGGACGCGCTCAAGGCTGCGCTGGCCGTGCAGCAGGGCGCCATGGTCCGCAAGTTGTCCGCCGCCAAACAGCTGGCGCTGCCGGGAAAAACTGAGCCGGCCGCGCCCGCTGTTTCACGTGAAACGGTGGACAGCAAAGCGCGCGCCGGTGACACGTATGAGACGAATGTGCGCCGGGTACTGAAGGCATTCTTTGCCCGGCAGCGCAAGTCCGTGCTGTCCGCTATGGGCGCCAAGTCCGCGGACTGGTGGGACACGGACAGGTGGGACCGCGAGCTGGGGGACGACCTGTACCGGCTGGCGGTGCTGACGGCGACCAAGATTGGCATGGACACGGCGGAGCGTATGGGCTTTGAGCCGGGCGACTACAGCGAGGACCGCACGCTGCGGTTCCTGCGGGCCGTCGCGGACAGCCGGGCGGAGTCGATCAACGCGGCGACGCTGGCGCAGCTGGAGGCCGCGGCGGCCGGCGAGGAGGGCGCCCTGGAGCCGGCGCAGGTATTCGACGTGGCGGAGGAGCAGCGCAGCGGCGCGGCCGCGGCGGCGCTTGTCACGATGCTGTCAGCATTCGGCACGGTGGAGGCCGCGCAGCAGCTGACGGGCGGGCAGGCAAAAAAGACGTGGCGGACGAACAGCAAGAATCCGCGCAGCGAGCATGCGAAGATGAACGGCGAAACGGTGCCCGCGGGCGCCAAGTTTTCCAACGGCGCCGACTGGCCGGGCGACCCCGTGTTGGGCGCCGATGGAGTGGCCGGCTGTAAATGCAGCGTAGAAATCACAACAGCGTAAGTTAGGATTCAACCATGGCAAGGTTAAAGGATTGTGCTGTCAAGCTGAAGGCCGGCCCGGACGACGGGCTGGAAGAAGGCCAGTTTGAGGCGTACGCGGCAGTGTT